ATTATAATCTTGAGTAACTTGAGCTTGATTGAATTCAATATTCCAAACTCTAGTATGTCCTATATTTCCTAAAAATGGAGCAGAGCCTGATCTACCAATTTCAAAATCTGCTGATGTTGCTATTGATGTTGTTAGCGTATCTTCTATTACAGTACATACTTGTTCTACTTCATCTATAAAAATTTTATGATTAGCTGCAATTCTACTTCCATCAGATACACAAGCAATATGATGCCAATCATTTATAGAAGGAGCATTGCATTCTATAATAATACCATTATTACTTGCTGTTCCCCTAAGGACAAAACGTATTTTATTTGATACAGTATTGAAAATAGTATATCCTGAAAACGCTCCTGTAGTTATTCTTTTCCCACAAAGAATTTGGTCTCTACTTAAATTTGATGATTTAAACCATAATGTAACTGTAAATGGAGTAGTACCATCAAAATTATACTGAGTTTTATTAGGAACTACTATATATTCATTTACACCATCATGACTCATTGAATATTGAGTGACAGGAGTAGATGTAACTGGAATATGAATATAAAAGTTTGTATTATTATTCATTATTTCATAATAGTTACAAGTACAGTACCAGTACCATTAAATTCTACTGCATTTAGACTAGCTGTATCAGCTTTAATTGTTGAACCTAATATCTCTGCTGTACCTAAAGTGAACGGATAAATAATATCATTACCATCTAAAGTTACTGTAATATTTCCGCTACATACAAAACTTAATTCCTTAAATCCTGTATAAGATATAGCTGAAGGATCAGTTAATTGAATATGGCTTGGAGAATTAGCCGTATTTAACGATGTAGTAATTTCAGCTAATATATTATCTAACTCTGTGTTAATATCAATTAACTCACTTGTCTGTAATTGTTGTTCAGCTAATGATGCATCTCCTCCACCTGATGAGTCAACTATAGCATTTCTTACATCAATTAATTTAGTAATAATTTTATTTAATGCTGATAACTCTGTATGATTTGGATTTTGTCCTGGTAATTTAATATGTCCCATTTCTATTTATTTTTATAAGAAAAACGGGGTCAATTAAGACCCCTTATTATTATACTACATTTGAAATTATCAACCAAGATGTTCCACCATCACTAACAAGAGTTGCTGAATTATACTGGTTAGGTAATGAAAGAGTTCCTAAACCTTTAATAGTGTCTGCCCCAGCGGCTGTAATAGTAACAGCACCAGCACCATTATCTACTTTATGAATACTAATTACTTGATTAGCTATAGCAGCACTTGGTAAATTAACAACTAATGCACCAGCACCAGTAGTAACTCCAACTACTTCACCAGTCATAGCTGTATGTACAGTTGGAGTGTTAACACCAATGTAACGAGTAATATTTACTACACCACTCGCATCAGGGAACTCATAAGTTCTATCAGCAGTAAGAACAGCAGTGTCTACTAATCCTTCAAATGCTGAGCCTGAAGCGTTTAATCCTAATTGATTACAGTATGCAGTGTTATCTGTTTTAACAGTAATACCAGTTCCACCTAAAGCTACAGAATAGGAAGTATTAATATTAAAATTAGTTGATGCAATAATTGTTCCTGAATTTAAAGCTACTGCACCTCCACCGTTACAAGAGAAAGAAGAAGCATGTGTTCCAGTACTACCTATAGCTATAGTTTTAAGAATAACCGCTTCATTTGTATAATCTGCTAATCCAAAAGATTGTAAACTTATATATGCAAAAGCATCAGCAAATTGATAATTTAACCTAGCACTTGTAGCATTTAAATCTACAGTTGGGGTAGTACCAAAGCCCATTTGAGCTATTGTAGGATCAGCATAAAACCAACCTTCAGTATATCCTCCATTATCAGTAGTAAGCCCTATTGTACTATCAGCACCGTCACGAAGACTGAGTTGACCACCTCCATTTTCAGCAAGAATAACTTGATCATCTGCCATTTCAATATCATTTACACCTGTATTATTTCCATTTGTTAATACACTATCTAGGTCACCAATACTACCTAAAGCAGCTGCTAATGTAGCAGGACTAACGACAGTGTTAGTACTTGTTCCAGCAATAACTTCAGCATCAGTAGCCCATTCTAATATATTATTAATCCATTTAGGATTATCCATTAGAATTTTTGATTTTTTTCCATTTACGAGAACTCTCCCGTCTATATAATATTTTGCCATTTTATATTATTATTATTTTTCCATCGAATGCTCCTAATCCGTTAACTATTGTTACATCGCCATTAGAAGTTATTTTAATTGTATTTAATACATTACCTGGTCCTAAAGGAGGAGCCACGTAATTAGTAGTAGTATTAATTACTTGAACTATAGGATTAGCTCCCATACCATGAGTAGTAGCTGTAATTATAATATCAGTACCAACCCAATCAGCTATAACAAATGTATGAACATATTTTTTATTAACCCATTCACAATCACCTGTATTACTATCAATCAATGTTAAAACTTGACCACTAACAGCAGTGTTATTATTTATATTAGGTGTAGCTAACTGTAAGGAATTTATAGTATCTATAAGTACTGTATCACTTCTATATATAATTGAATCAGAAAATTCATTAGTTGAAAACGTACCAGATGTATTAAAATTTTCCATATTAGAAAAATCAATACTGTATGTTAAAGAATCTCCATCTATTACTGTATTGTGAAGTAAAGTACCTCCTAATTCAACATAGTTTAATTGAACACCAGAAGATGAAATAATTGATTGTATATTTAATCCATTTTGGGCACCAGTTAATGAAAATTGCCAAATTAATGTTTCAATATAATCTGTTAATCCAAAAGGATTATCTAATAATATTTGGGATTTCTTACCATTAGGCATCACCCTTTTATCTATATAATATTTCATTAGCAGCCTCTACATGGTGTTGTTGCACTACTTGATATATGGCGACGATACTTGTTTAAATCGTTTATAATGGCTCCGGAAAGAGCGCATGATACAATATTATCCTCAATGGTAATGAATCGTTTTACGGTCATTATATCACCATATAAAGCCTCCATATCACATTTATATCCATAAAGAATACGTTGTGCGTATAAAGCTAATTGATGAACAAAATGACATTTTAAATCTGGATTCATATTAACAAGAAGTACATGGATTATTATTGGTTGTTGTTGGATAATGGACTGGGTAAAGTTTATTTGCTATTGTAGGTGCATCAGTGCAATTACAATCATCTAATTTACCATAACATCCATCAGAATTTAATATAATGTATAGGATTTCATATAATGCACATAATTCAGTATAAGTTACTGAATCAGTACAATCATTAGCCCATGTAAGAGCATTGTAATAATCCATTACATTTGAATCTATACATAGAACTAATTTATTTACTACCTGGCATTTAAGTGAACCACAATCAATAAATACATGATTTTGAATACATGTGGCAGTACCAGTGTACAATGTTTCACAAAATATTACTTGATACACTCCTGGATTAATTATATCAACCCCCATTAATTCATTTAAAGATAATTCTTCCTCTGGATTAATAGTAGGTACTTCAACTATATTACTAGGTAAATCAGGATATGTTATTGTCAAAGCTCCAATAGTCCCATCACAAGATACTGCAACTTGAGTTATAGTAAACTCTAATATGTAAACAAACCCAGCAGTTGTAGTAATTGTTATTAACCAATCAATTGAAGGAACTGCATCACCTTGTGGTAAATTAGTTGTTAACACTCCACCAGATGTACCAAACGGCCATGCTGCCGATGGACCTCCATTAGCACTAACAGTAAATGTTTGTACTAAATTAGCATTTATTCCTCCAATTTCAATCGTATAAGTTCCAGATGGTACACCAAATACTGGACCAGATACACACGCTGTTATTTCAGCTGTAAATTGATATAAAGGTCTAATATCAGTTGAAATACCTGGACTACAACAGTTATTGGAATATGTAATTGTATACTTGCTAACATTAGAAAAGTCCTTGACAGCACCTCCAGTTATGTATTCAATATACTGGAGGCCTGCCGTGGACGTATTAAATGTTACAGCTTCACAATTATCTAAGTTTAAGAAATTGAGGTCTGCCATATTAATTTATTACAGAGTTGGAATATTTAAGTTATTGTTGGCAATAAACTCATTCAATACTGTTGTAACATATGTTCTTTGGAGAATAGCATTTGCATGACCAAAGTAAGGATTAACAGTTATATCACCAACAGTTGTATTAACTAATGCAATTATTGTAGTAGCATTATTATAATTTGGCATACCGCTAGTAGCTGAACGAGTATCACAATGATTGATTACAATATAATCATACCATGCATCTTCCTTCAAAAAGTTAGGGAATTGTACATGGTTTTGGTTATGAGGTAATGTAGCACGATGAGTTTCTTCATATAAATTAGTTGCTTGATAAGCTACTTTCAATTGATGAGGATAACCTTGTCCTTCATAAGCATCTGTAACCTTTTGTTGAGGTACATTATCAAAACCAGAAACCAAACCAACTTCAATACGAGTTTTAGTTTGCATACGGTAATCATAATATGCTTGTGATTGGTCCAAAGCCATTGCGTACAACATTGTACATACGTTTACAGTACCAGCAACGTTTACACCAGCAGGTGCATTAGAAGTACCTGGAGTTAAATAAGGAACCATATATAAGTTACCATCCACAGTATTTAATGCATCAAATGCCTGAACCATTTCCAAATTTAATTTAACTTGGTGAGGGTTACCGGCTTTATCATAACCGATTGTAATTGTAGTACCTACAGATGCAAGAGAAGCTAATGTAGCAACTGCAATAGCTCCATTTAAAGGAGCAGGTGCACCATCTTGTAAACAAATTACATAAGAATTATAACGAGATTTATTATTAAAATCAAGAGCTAACTCTTGGAATATAATATCACGTTGTTGTGCAGTAGTGTAAGCAGTTGCTGAGAAATCAGGAGTTGTATAAAAACCAAAAGTAGTTGGTGTATTATACGAACTATTAAACCAATCAGTTTTATCACCATGTTCAGATACTTGAATCTGATAAGTGAACTCATCTTGAGGAACTAACAAGTTAGCAGCAACAGCTGGGTCGTAACCAATTAAATGTGAACTATTAGTACCAGCCTCAGCAGTAAGAGATTCAATACTAAATCCATTCAAGCAAAATGCATTAATCCAATCTGACTCTTCCCAAGGACGATTATATAGCGGACTTCTATCGTTATTTGTATTTCTACGAAGAATAAGTTTCATCGCTGTTGGGAATGGAGCTATTGCACCTGTAGCTTCAGTATGATTACCACTATTAAGAGCTGGCATGTAAAAACCTGCTGCACCTACGTTCAGAATAGGTTGAGTTGTAGTAGTGTTATATAATTTAGTAGCTGCTACTGGCGATACAGCATCAGGATCTAAAATAAAATATTTAATTTGACTTGCTTTTGTCATCATAAGTTTAAGTAATTTAAAAGTGTTTTAGTAATTATTTTTGAACAGGTTGTTCTTGTCCGATAATGTCACGCATAGCCATTTGTACAGCTAAGTCGACTATATCTTTATGAAATGCTTCATCAATGTCACATTGAATCTGCGGTGTTGCTGTAGTAGAATGTTTATCAATATGATTATAACCTCCAATGAATACACGATTAGGATATTTAATATAGCTTATACAAGCATCTACAACAGTAAATTGCTGTACTCCATCAATATCAGTAGTATCAATAAATAAGGATTGTAATTGATCATTGTTAAAACGTTCCGTAACTAACCCAGGATTAGTTACCAGATTAGCTGTAAAATCCATACTGTCATTAACAACAGGTGAAGCGGTTGGAGTAGCTACAAAGGTTGATTTACCAAACATTGCATGTACCTCTCCCCAATCCCAATCAGGTTGATTAAAAAATGTTTTAAAATCATCAGTCTGGTATAGATTTAATCTTATCTTTTTCTGGCAATTATTCTTCTGTATGGTTAGTACAGCTTTTGTTAAAAATAAGTATCTAAAGTATTGACCATTTATATTATTACCTAAACTATCTAGTCGTACTTCGTATAATCCATTACCCAAACTAGTCGGTGTAACAGCAGGTTGTAATTCTGGAGATTTAATATGTAAATTAGATAATTCAGACATTCTATACTGATCAACTTCAAATGCATTTTTCTTATCATTAAAGTTATATCTAATCTTTAAAAACTCCATAATTGCACTATTCAAGTATTCATCAATTTCCCATGGGGCGAAGTCAGGGCGGTCATTACTGGCCACCCTGTCTACTCCCAATTTGAAATTATAGTGCATTTGTTCTATGCGCATAATTATTTAGATTTACGCTCGTATTCTTCTTGTAATGCTTCTACATGATCTGCCATTGCCGGATCAAGTATAAATTGTGTAATGAATTCCATTTTACCATTATAAGTAAATGTTTCCGCTGGTTCGCCCGGGACCACTTTGTACCATACATAACGACCGTTTTTGTAAGAAACTAATCCTGCTCGGATATAGTCATATAATTCAGCCATTGCGATAAATTTAGGTCTTCCAACGACAGCGTCTTTCCACAATCTATAAACCTCCATAAATTGATCAAATTCTTTACGACCTTTATTATAATAAGCATATAACATATTGAATGCTTTATCCTTATTAATATTACGATCAGAAGCATCATTTAACTCCAATGCTTTAGCCATTTGAATAATAGCGTCAGAATTACTATCCTTTAATTCTTTTAAAGCAGCACCACCTTCTACGGCAATTGAAGCATTTGAAACTTCGCGTTGTTGTTTAGCTTCTTCATCTACTATATACCATTCAGCAGCACTATTACCACCATCTTCCAACTCTTCCCATGTGTTTGCCACAGCTGGATGAGCTAGTAATGTATAGTAATTAATCCTATGAATTGGATTAGAAAGATTTAAAAATGTAACATTACCATCTAGTTTAGGTTTAGATTCTAATGTTTCAAAGAATTTTTTATTTTCTTTATCAGAAGCGACAGCTGCATCAGGAATACGTGCAGTTAAGTAATCAAATGGGTAACCTAATTCATATTCAAGAACATGTTGTAGTAACACTTTTTCTTTACCTTTAAGTACTACCTCCCATTCAGTTGTATATGAAGGTAAATCTTTATAAGGATTAGAAACTAAGTGTGTTAAACCAGTTTCAACTCCATACGCTGTACGTCTTGGAGCAACTCTCTTAGATGTTCCTGGAACTCGATATAAATTATCAGGTTCAATTTCAGTCATTACTGGGGTGCCAGATGTACTGACAACAGGAACACCGGATTGGTTTAACTTTTGCGTTTTCATTCTGAACTTCTGTTTAATTGACTTAAACGGATTAGGTTCAATTCTTATTTTACGACTATCATTTATTATACTATTCATTGTAGTTAGTTTTTAATTGTTAAATATTATTCGATTGCAGAAAGATAGACAGCTCCGCAACGTGTTACGTCAGCAATCATCAAACCGCATGATTTTTCACGATGAACTGAATATCCAGATACTCCACCTGCTTGACCTAAACCACCATCAGTGATAGGCATACCAGATTTACCATCATACGCACCATACCATTTACCATTATAACTAATGTTATAGTTACAGTATGATTCTTGTACCATACAGATATTATCAGTTTCTCCACCTGTACCTTGTTGTTTACTTGAACCGAAATCCAAAATATCTGCTCTCCATGAATCAATAGGTACATTTGTACGAACTGGGTGCATTTGTGGGCAGTAGTATTGATTATCGTAAGCTGGGTTTTCCATTACAGAAATATCACATGTGAAACCTTTATAGCTTGCGAACCATGAACCGTACATTTTTATTAGCTAACACTTTCATGTTAGATTAGACTATACCATCATCTTGTTTAAGATGTACTTATCGTAGTCGTTGAACATCCATTATAATATGTAAATGATTCTTTAAAAAGTTCTCTTTTTCTTTGAAGACCTAGTTGATTATTTTCATATAAGTAATTATATAATTTAATCATATCTTCATTTTTAGACACCTGAAGGGAACATATTTTAGGATTTTTCTTTAAAGGGTAAAGTTTTAAATCAATTCCTAATTTATCAAAATATGTTTTTAATTCATTTCCAGTAATCGTATTACCAGTATAACTAAATCTATATTTTTCAATTTGCTCACCTGAACGTGGACCAGATTTTCTAACAAACTTTGTATAAAATATACTACCATCTCCGTCAAACAAACCTAGAATAAAATATCTGGTTAAATTATCAGTAACTGGTATAAACAAGTTAGAGTAAGTTTTATTATAACTAAATCCTAATCTAAATAAACTATCTTTTATTTTAGAACTTCTAAATGATAAGCTGGCTGTTTTAGTACCGTAGCTATTTTTATTTATTCGAGGTTCTTTTAAATAATTTACTTCTTGTCTTATAAAGTTTATTATTTCAATATCTTTTGGGTGAATTCTTAATCGAATCATATTTTTAGCGATGTTTCCATCTGATGCTAAAATTCCTAAGATATATGCTTTTTCTGGTGTGTCAATATTATCGAAATAATCATGTTTAATTTGTAAATTATAAAAATTCTTACTTGTAATATTTTTACATTTAAGATTTTTTAAATGTTTTATAATAGCTTGTTTAGGTATTCCTAATTGTTCTGATATTTCATCAGATGTTTTATATTCACTATTAAGTTTCTTGATTAATTCCGATTGAACTTTTTCTATTTTCATATTTAATGTTTTGCTGCGGATTATCTATTGTAACATTTGTTTGATTTTTACTTTACCGGAGTAATTACTTCCGCCATTAGAATATCTCTATTCTAACTTAGTACAAACAACTTTAAGAACTTCCCGCAATTTAAAGTATTTGCTATTTCATATTTCTATGAAAAGGGACTATGTGGTTAATCCAAATGTCTGAAATCAGAACCTTTACGAATGAACAATGAGTCAACAGTAGTAAATGATTTACTATCAGCTTTAATCATACGGTCAAACATTTTACGGAACTCACGACCAGCACTCATTATGATTTTTTGCTCACCTTCAGAGATTTTATCTTTGATAATAGAATCAAACCAGTCTTCAAGTTCTTGCAAAGACAATGCTCCGTTATGCTCCAATGTCCAACCTGATTCAAGTTGTTGACGAAGACCAGAAGCAGTCAAGATTTGATGTCCTTCTGGAGACAACATGTTATTTGACAATTTACCAAATATCAATGTCCACTCGCAATTTTGGTACAAAGTATTAAATGCTTCAGCATCAAGTAAAGCCATGAAACGAGACAATGGTTCACCAGTTACTTTATTTTCATACTTAACCCAAATCATTTTACTAGCACGGCTAGTTTCTTCATCGTATGGAATTTTACCATCAGCTGCTTGTTTAGCTCTACGTGCAACTTTATCACTTACACTAAAGTTAACAGCGTGTTGTTGTAATTGCTTACATCTTATATCTTTCAATATAAGCCAGACTATCCCTTATTCCTTTACAGGAACCGTTATTATAGTCGTTGAGCGTCATTCTTATGTTTAAAATATTTATCAAACTTATCTTTCTTTCTACCTAAAAATAAAGAAGTATTTAAATAAATATAGTTGTAGATGAATACTAAATTATCAAATTTAGTTGTTTGTAATTCACAAACTTTTCCTTTATCTACAAATCTTAAATTTACATTATTATCTAAAAAGAATTTTTTAATACTATCGGCTGTTTGGTAATTTACTATTATTGAAAAACATAAAACATGTCTATTCTTTTTATCAATATAATAACAAGCACATCCATCTCCATCAAATAACCCTCTTAAATAATGATTTTGAAAATCACCTAATTGTAAATAATTAGTTTTAAAAGTTTTATTTCGAACTATCCCTAATTTTTTCAAATCATCAGTTAGTTCTTTACTTGTTATATTTATATAGACAAAATTATGTTTTTCTTTAATTGGTCCATTATACCCTAAGTCAATAATTAATTTCTCTAAAATTACTTTATCAGATGTTTGCACTTTTATCCTTAATTGATTTTCTCTTGGTCCATCTATTGATCCATCTGCTTGAATAAAGCCTAGCCAGTATGCTTTATTTTCAGAATCTATATTTTTAAAGTAATCAGATATTAATGTATATTTTCTTTTCATAAGAAGTTTCGTTGCGGATTGTCCAATCTTAAACCTTTTTACCATCCTGATTTGGTTAGAATCACCCTAAATTATATCACTATACTTAGTTGGTAGTTTAAGCTCTAAGGAGTTTCCCGCAGTTTAAACGTTTATTTATACTCTGTTACCAGAGCAGAGAGCCAGTTATAACAAACCCTCAGATTCAAATACTGAGTAGAATTGGAATCCACCTCCATCAATATTATCTTCAGTAGCAACAGCACTAGATACTTTACACCATTCTTGACCTTCTTGAAGGAATTTAGCTGGTAAGTATTCATTACCATTATTGGTAATATATTGAACTGTATAACGGAATGCGTTAGGTCCAACTTGGTGATGAGCACGTGATTGTGTATTACCATATGTCATTACCTTACAAGGTTTTGTATTATCTTGTGGAATGATAATGTCTGATACATTAAACCAAGGTTTATCCACAACAATGTCAAATGGTTGTAAGTGCAAACCTGGACGAGTATCTGTACAAGCAACTTGAGTAATACGAGCTTTTTGACTATTACCGCCACTTAATTCCCAACGGAAACCAGAACGTGAAATAGTTTTTACTTTTGATTTAGCTTCTGTTAAACCAATCATTGGTTTTCCAAAATATCTATCAGTAGCAGAGAAGATCTGTGCGTACAATTGTTATTATCGTTAAGTTTTTTATCTTAACCTCTGGAGGTCACCCTCATTTTCATCGAATAGTTCTCTATTCCAGTTTAGCATATATTTTCACCTTTCATATTGTTAAGGTGTTGGGCACTCGTGGGAACATTATATTCTTAATTTAAGTTTCAGTTCCTATGCGTTACACTGTGATAGTTTATTACAACTACCCTTAGCACGGTGTTTTCTACTTGAGATTTTCACCGTTTTTACCCAATAATAATAAGTAGTATTTCTACTACAAACGGCTACTTACTAACCCATATTAATGGTTTCCAGATTTTCAATACCACCTAATGCTTGACTTAAATGGTATCCTTTAACCTCACCAGAGACGTTCAGACCATCTGTCAATTTAGTAGGTCTAAGTTGTCCATTATGGATAAACTTAGCATCTTCAAATAATTTTACTGACATGTTTTAAATGTTTTGTTTAAAAATAAATTTACATAGATAGAGGGTCGATAATTGCAAAATTATCATTACCAGCCTGGCGAGGTTGGTTTACACCCTTTGATTTTTGTTGTGTTTTACTATTTATAATTGATTGAATTGTATTAGTAACAACTTTATTTGTAGGTACTCCATTACGTTTAAATTCTAACGTGTAAGGATCTAGGTCAGATAGGAAATCCATAAATACTTGAACTAACTGTGGTTTTTGCCAAATCTGATCAAATTTATATTTCCACATTTCTATCTTACGACCATCATCTAAAGTAACAGGGTCAAATTGACTAATAACAGCTTCCTTTTTTGCATTAGACCAATCACGTTCATTTAATGTTTTTTGAAATGTTTTAGCCCATTCTTGCTGATGACGGATTGCTTCTTGTTTTGCATTTTCTTGTTCTCTACGGTAAGCTTCTTGTGCGGCAATTATTTCTTGTTTTTGAGATTTAATTTTTTCAGAGAAATGATTCTTAGCTTCAATAGCTAACTCTTCTCCTTCTAATCTATCGAACACTGCCTCAACTTCTTGTTGTATATTATTTAATCTGCGGGCATGTGCAGGATTGTTTGGGTCCAACCCATCTGATAAATATGATTCAATTAAATAACGTTGGTGAGATTCTTCAGAAGTATTTAATGCTTCAATATCAATCTCTTGTTGTAAAGTATTACGCATATCATCATATCCATACCATGTTCCTCCTTCACGTACATAATCGAATAATTCCATTATTTTCGGGTCAGAAGTAGCACGCATTTCATCAATGATGTTTTTACGTTGTTGTTCTTTATTATACTCTACTATTTTAGTCCAAGTATCTTCATCTATATTTTCATAGTCTTCTGGTACTTGAAATAAACCATTCTCTTTTAGAAAGTTTAATGCTAACTCATGTACTGACTCATTTCCATTATTAATGGATTCTTCAATCTCAGTTTGAGGACCTTCGTCTGGAGTTGCTTTTAAGTAATCAGGTTCAGGATTATAATTATCAGAACTATAATCAGAATAATCAGTAGTGTCAACTTGAGATGTGTTAGTGGCAGCGGCTTGGAGTTCTTTTTGCAATTCACCCAAGTCAATATCAAAATTCATCTCTTCTTTAGGAATCATGTTGTTTTCCATGTTCAAAATTAATTAAATTAGTTATAATGTATTAATTGATTGTTTATTTAAAATTTGTATATTAAGGGATTATTAGCCTATCACTCATCGAGTTTTTGACCATCATATATAATATTCTTCATTGATAGTAATGATTTAGCAACTGATGTAGCATTTACAAGTGAATCAATTAGAACTGAAGAAGGGTCAAATACTCTATACGATTTTTCAGATAAATCATATAACTTACCATCTCGTAAATCCAATGCTTTATTATTAAGCAATTCTGACTTGTAAAAATCATATCCTGTAATCATATCGGCATTAACAAGAAGTTGTTTAAATGGTGCCTCTAATGAGTCTATAATGAGTTTATAACCACGTCCTTTAAGACCGGAAGAAGTAGATAATTCTTTTTGACAATTCAAATATGTAGAACCACCACCAACATTTACACCTTGTTTAATAGCTGATTCAACAGCTAATACTGCATCATCGAAACGGTCTTTTAATTCTTTCATTTCAACTTTAGTACGACCACCTACATGAATTACAGCAACACCTCCAGTTAGATTAGCTAATCTTTTACGATGAAATTTACGTTCAACTCCAGTAAGCATTGTCTCATCATCATTTTCATCTTCCTCTAATATATCCTTAATCTCTTCAATTATTTCCTCAACTAATTCAGTATCACTATCTCCTCCAGTTATACTAGTTGTCCATTCACCAACTTTAACAGTTGCGGCGAATCCTAAATTATCTGGGTTGAAATCATCAGTAGAATCAATAACATAAGCTGAAGTAAGCGCGGCGAGGTCATTCATTAATAATGTTTTACGATCTCCATACCCATCATTTTGAACAAAACATAATGGTACACCAGTAGAAGAAATAAGTTTCTGAAATTGACTAAGTGTTATATCACTAATTTCATTACAAAAAACAATTAATGGTTTACCCATCAAGTATTTAATATAACGATCAATATCTGTAACAGCTTGAATAGTACCATCTATAATTAAGATATAACAATCGTTGGCAGCGAACATCATTTCACGTGTATCATTAACCATAAAGTTTTCCATCCAACCTTTATGTAATTTCATACCTTTAGTTTTATCTACGCGAGTTTCTTGATGCTCTGATTCCTTAACTTCAATATCACCATATAATCCAATATCCTGAATAATAGAATAAATAAAGTCACCGAGTTTTTCATCATTAGATGATATAGCAGCTATCTCACGAAGTAATGATTCATTATCTTCTATTTTAATAGATTGAGATTGAATATATTTTGTAACATCTGAGACAGCTTCATCCATCTGCTTACTCATCTCATAATAATTAAATCCTTCGTTCAATAATTTAAGACCTTCAAGAGTTAAGAATTGAGCAAGTATCATTGTAGTTGTAGTACCATCACCCGACGTTTTCATAGTCTTCAGTGATGCTTCTCTCAACACTGTAATAACCATATTCTCATACTGGTCAGGTGACATTACATGTCGGGCAACAGTCACACCATCTTTAGTAACATGAACTCTATTGTTTTCATCATTAAATAAAATAGTGCGACCTTTTGTACCCAACGTCTGTTTAACAGTATTAGCTATATTATTTACCCCTTTAATAATTGTTTCAGTTAGTTTACTCATAGTTAGTTAGTAGTTAAGTTATTTATTTGTTTTATTCTTCATTATTTTAAGTTTAGCTTGTTCAATCTTATTCTTCAAAGCCTCTTTCTTTTCTTCTTGTTCTCTATCAAGATTATGTTTATTATCTTCCCGAGCCCGGTCTATATTTTTATCATTAATTTCTTGTTCGGTTTTTTTAGCATCTAAAGCTGTTTTCATTTCTTCAATATCAAGTCTGCGAGAATCGTTAGCTACTTTCTGACGTAATTGTTCCCACTGTAAGTAATCAGGAATACCATCATGATTATAATCCTTTTCAGTATCGAATGAAATAGCCTGCATTGAAGAACGCATTTTCTCTCTTTCATAATCTAGTTTACCTTTTAAGTAAATTTGATCAAGTGTAGCAATTTGCTCATCCTCTGATTGCTTACGTTTCAACTCCATGATTTCTTTCTCATGTTCTTGTTGAGATTGTTGTTGCTCAGATTGTCTTTCAGCGAAATCTTCTTCTGCTTTACGTACTAAATATTTAAACTCAGTTAAATTTTCAGTCTCCAATAATTCAACTAAAGTATCTAAACTAACTTTATCATTCTGTAATAAAGCATGACTTAATTGTTTAGCTTGTTCTAACACTCTATATGCTTTAGAATTATCAGCTACTCGTAAACGGAAATTATCCTCTAGTGATAACATATTTAAGTCAATCATTACTTTCTCTTCATCACTCAAAAACCCTCGTATTTTTCCCGATGACTCGCCTAAGACAGAAAGAGTCATTTCCATCATTCCCTGTAATATTTCCTGCCATAATAAATCATGTGCTGCATGTAACGGTTCAGTGATATTAATAGAATGCATTGTATCCCGGTAATTATCTGTAGCTGTCATACGAGGATTAGTTTGAGCTAAACGTTGATCTGACATACCAGAAGATAATTTAATATTCTCCTCAATAAACTGTAATAATGTAATGTAATGCTGTATAGCTTGTGAATTAGTAGCATCTATTCTTTCAGCTACTTTCATAGTATTCATATTACCAAAGTTTCCCGCACCCTTAGAATTACTCAATGGATTGTAAGGAATAACTCCATTATCTTCAGCTACACGTAATGCTTCTTCAAAACCTAAATTCTTATCAAGCATTTGAATATTCATAAATGTCCATACACCTCTATCTTGACTAATTAATTTTAGTAAGCGAGCCATTATAACATAATATAATTTCTGCCAAGGTTTCATTCTATCCATTAATGAAATAGAGTATGCATTTCTATTATTATAAATATATCCATATATTGGTAATTTAACTTCATATGGATTTAATAACGATTGGTATGCATGTTTAACTGGACCAATCTGACAATAAATATCCTGACCAATTCTAATACCTTTCCATACTTCTGGTATCCATATCCATTCTAAAGAATATTTCATTTCAGGATTAGTCTTATCAGACCATCTATAAATAACTTTATTTTTAGTATATCCTGATGTGATTGTTTCCTTGTTAGCACCTTTTGGAATTATAAATGATTCATCGACAAATGTTTCGTCAGGTTCACCATATTCATTAATGAACCCATACTTACCAATCTTTCTCTGTGATTTCCAATATACTGTATAAACATCGACATATTCTCTCAATCTATGTTGGCGTGTATCAGTAGCACTCAATCCTAATCTATTAACATAATCAACTCCCATCCATCCGTTATCAGGTCCACCAAATACTGGATCCTGCAATACATATTGTTCAGCAGTTAAACCATTGTGACGAGGTAGATTCTTAAATCCTCTAACTTGTTTATCAATACTTGGATTTGGATTATTGGGACCAGCAGTGAATGGGGTATCTAAACCACGAACTCCTGAGAAATAAGGACCAGATTCAGTCAATTTCTTATAATCAGAATCTTCTATAAATTCACCATAAGTCTCAATACAATCAGTCAATGTCAACAATTCATGATAACCTACAAAGTCTGCATCCTGTAACCATTGAGTATCAGGTGATTTCTGAAAGAATACGTTTAATGGATTAAGTTGACGTATTTTAGGTAAATCGTATTCATGCATTGAATATATTTCAATCATTTCTCGCCCGGCAACAATAGCATCTTCAAACGTTTGATTCTTGATAAACTTAATATTTAATCTCTCAACAATCATTCTCATTAAACGTTGCATTGCTAATTCTTCAGCTGTCGTTATATTATCATATTTGTCATATATAGTTTTAGGATCTGTTATCTGACCATATAATTTATTATAACGATTCTGCACTTCTTCCATAGCTCGTTTACCTTGCTCTTCATCCATTTGCCCGGTAATTCGTTGTTGCTCGATATTAAATAATTCAGTCTGTTTATCTAATTCATGTTTAAATATTGAATCAGCCAATTTATCTAACTCACGTCTTTTATCTCTATCAATCCTATCAACTGCTTTTTTAGAATTATTAACTATACTAAATGAAAATGGACGATTCCATTCTTCACCCTTATGAGCATCAATAATATTATGAGTTTTATTATAAGCATTAATGAATACTTCCATATTTCCATCAGAACCTAACCCTTGACAAATACGAGCTATTTCTTCACGAGGTAGTTGGTTATTCTTTAATGCGTAATTATCCTCAATCCTCTCCCATTCATCTGACCAAGCAAATGATTGTTCGATATAATGATCCATCATTTTCTTACCCCATTTAGCATCTTTACTTTTTGAGGATAATCTTTGATTTAACAAATATTCCATTAATAATAAGTTTTGTTATTTATACGATTCATTTTATCTTCATAACTACCATATCGCTTTGTTTTCCAATTAAGTAGTTGTGTGGACATGTCATTAGCTTCATATTGTTCATTCTCTTCTGGGTCATACCATTCTTTTAATTGTATTACAATACCCATCATTGCTGATACCAAGTCATAGTTTCCATCCCTACTATAATTGATTAACTGATCAATCAGTAACTGATCCTCCAATCTATCAATATTTCTTAACCCCTGTTCGACTGTTCTCTCACCATCTTCTGTATCATAATAAACAGTATTTGCCCCGCGAGCATCGAGCCATTCATAAATTAATGACTCACCTATTTGTTTATGCCGGGATGTTGCAGTACTATGACCGTATGGACGTTTATTAGTAGATGTTCCCCCAGGCATTAATTTCTCCATTGTTGTAATAGGAGGACCCATTAATCTAGCTACTTCACCTTTACGGATAAAGTATTGTGGTATTCCTCCATCACGGTCATTCTCTATTGTTATTTTAGCATTATAATATTTAGATAATTTTAATAAGAATCTATGTACATAATCCTGTGGGTTAACTTTCTTACGTCCATAATAAATAGCTACTATCTTTTCAGGACCAATATATGTTTCATACTTATTAGTCTTATACACTATAATCGCTGTTAATGATTTTCCCGAGTCTGTATTTTGACCAATAGGGTCAACAGATATAATATAAGCATCATCTGGAATTTTACCACCTAGTTTCATAGGAGGTTCATATCTTAAAAAACAACCTTCATTTTCATTATCACTACTAATATTTAATATAGGTTGTTCATTAGGTTTAGGTACAAATTCTACTTTACCTTCATACTCTATTAATTCCCCCGGCATTCTTAATGATTCAAACCCTCCTCGTGAAGTCGCTATTTGAGTTTTACGCTCCATTAAATCCTCAACCTGGAATACACTACCTTGAGTAATTAAAAATGCCTCAGTGGGCGTTTTACAGCGTTGTGTGAGGAATTTCTCATAATCAGCTTTCTTACCTAACGGTGGACGTTTACTCATCCGTTCTTTATTCAAAGCTAATTCAGCTACCCAAAAACATGCATTACCATTATTATCTAATCCTAAATATGTTGTACCATCAATAGTTACTTTAGAACCGAAGTTACACCACATTGCTGA